TAACAGTAATGTACATGTACGGAGGGACACCTCATGGGATGAAACAGACTGTTGTTGATTGGTATAAATCCCTGCCAAATGACCACTTTGGGAAGACTGTTTACTTTGAAATAGATAATCTCCTGAACATCTACCATGAGGCCCTCGATGACCTGACCGAGGCTCCCAGAGAGTTCATGCACTCCTGCCAGCAGATGGTCAAACGAGGAGAATCACTATCATGGACTAGCCTGTCAGGGTTCCCCGTTGACAATGAGTACACGAAGACCAAAAGCACACGCCTACGTACATCAGTGAACCGTGAAGTAATCAGTTTCCATCTGAATACACCTACAGGAGACCTAGCCTACAGGAAGGCCAAGAACGCTGTAGCTGCCAACATAATCCATTCCTACGATGCTGCCTTGCTGCACAAAATTCTTTCCTCCTGTGAATATCCTATACTTGCATTGCATGACTGCTATGGGGTACACCCTGTAAACGTTGATGAATTGCTTAAAACATGCCAAACCACAATATGTAGTATGTTCACGCTTGACACCCCCAAGGGAGTGTGCTATGCTCTTTCTTGACGTTGCACTTCTAGGCACGACCAAAATAGCCTGCTGCGCTTAAAAACGTCATACAAATAGAGAAAAAAGAAGAGATATGACTACTAAGAAGTCTACCAATAATCGTTCCTCGGCCCTGTTGGATTGCACGACAGGGGAAGTCAAAGCAGTTTGGACTCACCTCCTTGAGCCAGATACTCATTTCGATGATGTAGGTTGGTACAAGATCACTTTCAGAATGAGTGAGCCAGAGGGAATCAAGCTCAACTCTCAACTCTCCAAGCTCCTTGAGGAGCAAAAAGCAGAGTATGAGAATGCCGGTAAGAAAATCCGGTCAGTGAACCCTGTCGAGGGCAAGAAGGTTGAAGAGGATGACGGCACTGTCGCCTACGACTTCACCGCCAAGCTCCGTCCGTTCTTCAAGTCCAAGAAGGACGGTTCCAAGATCACCCAACGTCCCAAGGTTCTGGACGCTCAGTTGAAGCCTATGGGCGAACTCATCGGCAAGGGCAGTGACGTTAAGGTCAATTTCAAAGTTGTTCCATACAACACCCCAATGGCTATGGGCCTCACCCTGAGGCTTGTTGCTGTGCAGGTAATCAATTTGGTTTCCGTTAACGCTGGAGGATCAGAAGATCATGGATTTGCCGTGGTTGAAGAGGGGTTCTCCAGTACTCAGGAACCATCTACTAGCGGTTCGACCACTCCTACGGGAGCAACAGCTAGTGTCGCGTCAGGTGCTGACTTCTGATGGTAGTAAGGGGTCAGTGTCCTGACGTTCGTAAATGCAGCCCGACACAGATAAGTATCGTAGCGGCCTAGAACGGGGGATGGGGCGTCTATTACATGACGTAGGCGTCCCATTCTCTTACGAATCCCAAAGGATACCTTATCAAAAGCTGCATCATTATCTCCCTGACTTTCACTTGAGTGACCTAGGTTACTTCATCGAAACTAAAGGGAGATTCTTACCTCAGGATCGAGCTAAACATCTGCTTATTAAACAGCAACATCCAGATATAGACCTCCGGTTTGTTTTTCAAAATCCCAATGCCAAGCTGTCGAAGAGAAGCAAGACAACTTACGGGCAATGGTGCGAAAAACACGGGTTCCTATACTCTGGTAAAAAGATACCTAGCTCATGGTTCTCGTAAGACCCCACAAAGCGACACACGCTGTACTTACTACGGAAGCTGGTAAGAAGGCTGTAGTGGCTATTGCTGACCTCGACACCCTAGAAGGAGTAGAAGGCACTATCACATGGATGCGCCTGAAAGCCAAAGGAAGAGAGATATTAGGAACCGTCCAATTTGATGGACATATAGAAGAGATACAAAGTGACTACCGAAGAAAAACAAAGTGAAAGCCAACTGGTCAAACACGGCCCCTGTCCCAGTTGCGGCAGCAGTGATGCTGTGGGGGTCTATGATGATGGGCATGGGTGGTGTTTCTCATGCAACAAATTCCACGCTAATTACGACTCTGAAGGGGCTACAGTAAAGCCCACTCAGGAGTTCACCAAACACGCCTCGCTGACCAACGTCAGATTCTCAGGCCTCCCTGCACGAGGCATCACCGAAGAGACCTGTCGGTTCTTTGAGTACGAGATCGGAGAGTACAACGGACGCCCTGTTCACATAGCCAACTACAGGCTGGAGTCAGGTGAGCGTGTTTCCAAAGTCAGGTTCCAAGACAAGGACTTCAGGATTTTAGGCAACGGCAAGTTGCCCCTGTATGGCCAATGGCTCTGGAACAGATCGTCAGGCAACAAGCAGGTTGTTGTAACGGAGGGCGAGATAGATGCCATGAGCATGTCTCAGTTGCTCAAAAACAAGTGGCCTGTGGTGTCCATTCCTAATGGTGCTGCAGGTGCAGTGAAGGCCTTCAAGGAAAACCTTGAGTGGCTCGAAAAGTTTGAAAACGTGGTGATCATGTTTGACCAAGATAAGGTCGGACAAAAGGCTGCTAACGAATGCTCACAGATTCTATCCGTTGGTAAGGCCAAGATCGCTACGCTACCCTTGAAGGATGCCAACGAGATGCTCCAACAGAAGCGTGGAGATGAGCTTGTTAGTGCCATGTGGGAAGCCAAGTGCTGGAGACCTGACGGAATCGTCAGTGGTACTGAGTTGTGGGAGTCTATCAACAAGGAGGAGACCTGTGTCGCTCACCAGTACCCTTGGAGTGGCCTCAACGAGATGACTCATGGACTACGTGAGGGAGAGATCGTTACCCTCTGTGCTGGCTCAGGCATAGGCAAGAGTGCCATCTGTAAGGAGGTAGCCTACCATCTACTATCATGTGACGAGACTGTCGGATATATAGCCCTTGAGGAGTCAACCAAGAGAACCGCTCTGGGCCTCATGGGACTGCACCTCAACAAACCCATTTACCTGAACCCTAAGGAGGCTTCTGAGGAGGAACTGAAGTCAGCGTTCGACGCTACTGTGGGTTCAGGTAATTACTTTACCTATGACCATTGGGGTTCCTTATCGGAGGATAACCTGTTATCAAAAATAAGGTATTTAGTAACATCAGTTGGTTGCAAAATAATTTTCCTCGATCACATATCCATTGTGGTGTCAGGCATGGAGGGCGGGGATGAACGCCGTATGATTGACAACACCATGACCAAATTGCGGAGCCTCGTGGAGGAGCTACGGTTTGGGCTAGTCCTCGTGTCTCACCTGAAGCGGCCTGAGGGTAAGGGTCATGAGGAGGGGGCAAGAACCACACTAGCTCAACTGCGAGGCTCTGCTGCTATCGCTCAACTCTCTGATATTGTCATCGGATTAGAGCGTGACCAGCAGGATGTCGAGAATGGTCACAGGACTACGGTCAGGGTTCTAAAGAATCGCTGGTCAGGTCAGAACGGAATCGGCTGTTACCTTGAGTTTAACAAGGACACAGGCCGGTTGATTGAAGGCGAAGCACCTGAGGAGACTGCTGATGAAGAGAGCGATTTTTGACATAGAAACTAACGGTCTCTTAGACACCTGTGACACGCTCTGGTGTATCGTACTGATTGACGTTGAGTCAGGGGACATCCATAGGTTCGACCCTGAGGACTGCAAGGACGGGGTGAGGATGCTGATGCAGTATGATGAAATCATAGGTCACAACATCATCGGCTTCGACATCCCTGCACTGGTCAAGCTGGGCCTTGCTGATTACGACAGACTCCCCAAGGTCACAGACACTCTCATCCTGAGTCGCCTGATGCATACCAACATCGGGGACGTAGACCGTGAGCATCTCGTAAAGAACAAGGACTACATACCCCTCAGGCTCCAAGGGTCACACGGCCTGAAGGCTTGGGGCTACAGGCTAGGGGAACACAAGGGAGAGTTTGGGGAAGAGGAAGGCTTCGATGTCTACAAGAGTGACATGCTCAACTACTGCAGGCAGGACACCATCGTCACTCACAAGCTCTACCAATCCCTGATGGATCAAGGCTGGGACGATAAGTGTATCGAACTGGAACATGAGTTTGCTTGGTGCATCCACAGGATGGAGCAGCACGGATTCTCCTTCGACGTTAACAAGGCACAAAAGTTGTATGTTGATTTATCATCACGAAAGCTGGAGCTAACTGAGGAACTTAAAGTCATCTTCCCTGACGATAAGATTCCCATGAAGTCTCACCTCTACCGGACACCCAACGGACACCTTTGGCCTACGAAAAAAGCAGCCAAGGAGGGAGGCTTCAAGGACAAGGAGATAACCAAGGGGCCTCACAAGTTAAAGCTGGTTCCCTTTAACCCTGCCAGCCGTGATCACATAGGCGACAGGCTGCAGAGGTTGGGCTGGAAACCTACTGATTTTACTGAGCAGGGTAAGCCTAAGATTGATGAGGGAATCCTCTCAAAGATCAAGCTGGAGACCAACCAGCAGTCAGTTGAACTGCTCAATGAATACCTCCTATTGGTGAAACGAATGGGGCAACTAGCAGAGGGTCAGCAGGCTTGGCTGAAGCTGGAAAAGAAGGGCCGTATGCATGGCCGAGTCAACACCAACGGTGCAGTCACAGGCCGCTGTACTCACAGCAACCCTAACGTAGCCCAAGTGCCTCGTGTAGGGTCTCCATACGGGAAGGAATGTCGCTCCCTGTTCAAGGCCTCCGAAGGGATGAAACTCATAGGTTGTGATGCTGCTGGATTAGAACTCAGGTGTCTGGCTCACTACCTCGCTCCCTATGATGACGGGGACTATACCCGTAAGCTACTAGAGGAGGATATACACACTGTTAATCAAACAGCAGCAGG